TTCGCTTGAACACACCCGACTTATCAGTAGTCGGCACTGAGTTTGTTATCGCGGTCCAACTCCGCGCTTCCTGCTCCGTGGCAATTAGGTCCACGGTTACAGGGTCAAACCAAACTTAGTTGAATGGCTTTAACTTGAAGAATTTCGAGGTAATTTAGATACGCCGCCCCAGGCGCTCCAGCATCATTATACCTAGGCTGGGTAGGTTGGGCTCTCAGTACGAAATTGGGTAGCTTTATCCTCGGCATTTTCCGTACACCTTACCCCTCTTTAAAGAAAGAGGGGATGAACTAAGGATAGTCTGTTGCAAGATCAATCTCATATGGACTGGCGTTATAAACTGGTTTCTGCTCAGGCTTAATCGTTTGACAGGTCACATAGACCTTCATGTCATGGACATTCATATTAGTACCCGCACCATGCGTCATGTACAACGCAATATTGTGTGCGGTCTTCGGCAGAACCACAGTCCAACTCACATTATCACTCTGTGTTGAGTTGGAAACACCTGCTAGCTGAGTATGTCCGACAATCCACACGTCAGCTTTCATAGCAGCGAAATTCGCATAGGTGTCAGGCATATTAGTAGCGCCAGGAGTGTTGGAATATACAGAATTCCACACAAGAGAAATGACCGGTGTACCTGTATTGTTGCATTGATAGGTCATGGAGACATTGACGGTCAAAACACAAGGGCCCGTCACAGTGATCAGTCCTGCAGACCCAACAATGTTACAGAAACAACCATTTGTATAGACAGAATTGGTCGCACCACCAGTCAAATTTGCAATGATGTTATGGATACCTGCTGCATAAGCAAAAGAATCAGGCTTGTGGCCAGTGTAATGCTCAATTCGCATAACAGGTTCCCGCACATAAGTGCGAGCTGCAACCTGATGTGCCACAACACCCGGCAAAACAATGCTTTTTCGATCACGCATTAACGCTCGATTCTCAGGGGTGACCTTCTCAAGGTAGGTATCCGGCAACCTGCCAAAAGTGTCTGCCCATTTCGCCACTTTCTTCAACACACGCTCTGCATCATTCAAAACTTTAGACATTTACTGCGAACCAGTAAATTCCACCAAGGCCTGAGCAATGACCCTAGACAATGGGTCAGCATTTGTGAGCCCTGATGGAATGTCAGCATAGTAAAGTACGAGCGTGTGGTCGAACAGAACGCTACCGCCCTGCTCGACATTTCGAAAGTGCGCGAGAGACCCCGTCCACATCTCATCAATGGGGTCAGTAGGAGTCCAGTCGATCGTAAGGGGTTTGAAAATTGATTCACTCTTGACCCCTTGACGCCGGATGACGACTGAAAAACCTGGAGTAGCGGGGGAAGTGATGGGGATCCCATGATAGAAACCCCCAAGATCCTGCGTAACATCGACATGCTTGTCAATGTAAGCATACACACGACCCCCGACAGAAAAAGACTGAGCTGGAATGATATGGAAGCGAAGTGCCTTCAGGCGACAACGCTCCCAAAGTTTACTAGGATTTGTCACATCGGTTGCGACATATCCCAGAAGGTTACCCATTTGCCCAAAAATGGATGGGATGATAGTCCGATAGGCAACCTGATAGAAGTCTGTGGCAGCATTGGCAACAACCGTTTCTCCGTCAGAGAAAGTGGGAGCTAATCCCGCACCGGAGAAGTTGTAAACGGTCGCATTGTCACAATACTTCATAGTCATGAGTGAGCGAAACTCAACTAGCGCTGTGGCTTCACCCCCCTTGCCCCGAGTATGACCATGTACAAGGAGCGAAGTACCCTCATAAGGCGACAGCTTGAAGACGTTCGACATCCCTTTCCGCTGCACTCGGTTTCCGCCTTTACCTCTACTTCGTCTCCAGGCTCGCTGGATTCGAGTTGCCGCTCGGGCTGGTGTGAGGATAATTTGTTGGGGCCTTGGCTTTGAGGGGGACTTTGGCTTGACCCCTGCTCTTGCGAGCATGGCCCGGATGACTTTGATTCCGGGCTTTGGTGGAGGTTTGGGTTTTCCATTCTTCATCATTTTTGATTTCTTCAATCACACAATCTGTGTTCACACGAAGATTGTCAAAATTGTCCAAAGACATATTTAACTGGGCGATACCGTTACACTCCGCCCAGAGTGAAAAAGCGCAGCCCATGTGGCACACACCACAATGGTCCAGTTTTGGGCTATCCCTGGACCAACAGACGAAGTTTATTGGATACCAAACATCAAATGCTCCATCGACCGATCATTAGCCTCTGCGGGATGAATCTCAAACTCATACAATGAATACCCGCGATCACCAAGAGGCCGCATCGAAATATTCGGATGCCTTACACACAGATCGGCCACATATGTTCGCAACGCGTCACACCCACGAGGATGATACCAAATCAGTGGCAAAAGTGACGACAACCGTGTTATCTTCTCAGATATTTTCTCATGTGACTTCTCAGGTCGACACGCATGGTTGTAAATCTTGTCGCGATCCATATAAAAACCCCAGCGCACACCCGCTGAGGTTTGGATGCGTCGAAAGACACACCCATAGAAGCTCAGACCCTCAGGGTCATCCTGGACAACCTGTTCCTTGAGCTTCATACCGTGGTCCCTAAGCAAATATTCAGCATGCTTATCAAAAGAAAACCACGGGCAATCTCGTAAAGTCATCAAAAAGTCATCACCTCCATTTGCCATCTTCCCATGCTGGAGGAACGAGATTGACTTAGCGTCAACACCATCAAAATCAAAACCGGCATCATACGCCTGATGGTAATATGACGCAACGTGGTACAAGAAGGCAATTATCGAGTTGTCTTCACCGGTGAAAGGTTGACCTGAGACATTTATTCCAGATATGTCCCACACCGTTCCGTCCGTCAAGACAACTTCACGGTTCTCAGGGTCACCACGCATCACCTTGTACCACGTATCGATCCCTTTCCAAAGGGATCTTGGGCACCACCATTTCCGCAACTCACAGACACAATCCCAGTGGAAAGCTCTCACACCAAGATCATGCCCACTAGTGTCAGCCATGTACCAAGTGACATTACCCCACCCACGGGGTTTCAAATAGTCAATCATGGTTTCGATACCACCATACCAAGGTGTCCAACCAATCTTGATTGGATGTGTGTCATGTCCTTCCTTAATACGGGAGTTGCATGCCCCAAGAAGCTTGGCACCTGCATAGGCAGAGTGCGCCTCAAAACCAAAAATAGCTCGCGCGCCCTTGCGAATAATCGCTTCAATCTGCAAGATCTCCCATTTAGAAATGAGTGAGATCAAGGTGTACATACGTCCAACCCGCAAGTCAGCGTAGGCTGTTAGATTGCGATCACCACATCTCTCCCACTGTTCACCTTTCGATCGCGAAACGGTGACCCACCTAAATCCAGGTGAGTTTTGAGTAGGGAGGTCGGGTTCCTCCTGGATACCCGTATGGTGCATCAAAGGGCTGTACAACAAATGTAGGTCGCGCATAGCCGCATTCAAACAACGGCGCACAATTGGCGTTGGTTCTAGCAAATCGCCTGGAATTCTCAACAACGCCTGGTATTCGGTGATAAGCGAAGGAGTGGTGTACTCCATACCACCGACATATCCCAAACGTGCACAAGCTTCTAGGTCAGGAGCAGGTCGCTTGGACCCTCCCAACCTTACCGGTTCAATCCATCCTGCATGAGCCACCCGCTCGCTGAGCCGGTAAGGGCGCGGGTAGCGTAGGACCAAACGCCTTAAGGCGTCGTCGCTGGGGACACCTCCCCAGCTCCAGAGGGCGAAGCGCCGGAGTTCTTCGGCCCGTTCGGTGGTCGTCCTTCCAGCGTTTGGATCATCTGGTCCACTATTGCCTGCTGGAACTTGCTCAACTTCACCACCTTCGGGCGCTGTCCGTTTGGGCGCTGCGCCTGTTGTGGAGCCGCCTGCTGTTGGCGAACTCCCGAAGACTCACCCCTCCGGCAAAAATCGGCCGTATGACCAAAGCGACCACAATTGTCGCAATGCCGGCATTCACCAGGGTGCTTCCTACCACACTTAGGGCACTTGCCCTTCACAAACGCTTCGCGTTGCTGGGTCATGTGGCTAACCCAAAAAGCTTTCTTCTCAGAGGCGTCCAACATCCCATAGGCTGCCTTTTCGGCAGGAGTCAAAGCTGCATAAGCAGCCTGCTCGTCCGCACTCATCGCTGGACCCTTTCCCTTAGCGTCTGTCTGAGGAGCAACCTGTTGCTCCCGGAACGAAGACCGCAGTTCCCCACGCTGATACATATTCCACTGGCGATCAGCCGCTTCAGTGACTCGCTTGGCCCAATCATCAAACTTCTCACCCTGGGTACGAGGATTGTCATCACGAGCATCATCCTCAAAATCCTCATAGGTGGGTTCACGGGCCGCACTTGTATCCTGACCGTGAGATTCATCATCATTCTGCATCTTCTGCTCCATCTCAGACACTTCATAACGTCCGGGTTTTGGACCCTCCTTACGCTCCAAATTTTGCTTACCACCGAAACGACCTCGGCGGTTCCAGCCTGGAGTCTGCTGGACTCGCTCAGGTTGGCCACACTGTTGATCACGTGGCTCATCCTTCTCAGCGAGCTCGGACATGCTCTCAAAGAGCTGGGTGGTCAAAACCTGTGCCTCAGCGGCCCCTTTGACCTTTGTACCCCAACCCGCAATGTGTACCGCGAGAGCACGTCCCTGGGAATTCAAAATCACAGCGCCACTATCCCCACCCGTAGGCGAGTATGTCGCTCTAAGGATCGGAAAACCCTTTGCCTCATCTGAGTCAATATTGTTCACCTCGACCCTTGAAATCTGCCCACGGGAAACCCGTGCTTGGCCTTGCAGGCTGCGCGTCAACATCACAACATCAGTGCTCTTGTCCCAAGTATCCACAGGGGAGAGTGCTTTGAGTGGCAAAACCGACTCATACTTCCAGTAACAAATGTCACCGGTCGCACCCAAAAACTCAGGAACCAAACCAGTACCACTGGCAAGAAACACCAAAGTGTCAGGCCTCCGCCCAACATCTTCCTTTGCGCATTTAAAGCCCGCCCAATGAGCGACATGTGTGGCCGTGACCAACACATCATTCCACGGGGCCTTCAGCTGTGGCTGGCTCAATCGCCAACAAACGCCAATTGACCGAACTTGGCCACCCGACCCTGGTGCCATGGTCATAACCACAACCGACCCAACACAATCAGCCTGTTCCTTAGTGGCCAAATCCATTGCCACTTGCTGTTGCCTGGGATTTGTATTCTGCATCATCCACACGACGGCCCTCATGTGCTGTTCATCAGTAATAGGGGCCTGAGGCTCCGTACGCACATGTTGTGAGCGAGTCGCTGGCGCAGTTCGAGTGTCCGGACCGGGGGTTGAAACAGCAGTTGTTGGAGTCGTGGCCTGACCCTCCGCGGTAAACGGAGTAACAGCCGGAACAAAAGTTCCCAAACCCTCTGCCGAATCTTCAGCTCCAACAGAAGCACCAGCACCTCCAGTGCCGGATTGTCCTCTTTGAGCTCTCTCAGTCGCCGCTCGAACCATTGCCTGACGATCCAAAGAGACCGTAGGTCTTGATACAGACGGCTCAGATGGAGTGCATACTCCAGAACTGGCGGCAGCCTGTTCAGAAGTGAGTGGCACATATACAGCACCCGGAGTTCCGATACCAGAATGCTGGTCTCTTGAATGTGCAACACCACCACGAGCAATGGAACGGTGATCTCCGACCACCTCTGCTGGGCCAGCCATGAGCGACCCCGATGGGTCAGGCACATTTGCCAAAACCTCGTAGCCAGCAGGGAGTCCAGAACCAAGGTGAAGGATCCATCGAACTCCATACCAAAATGGGTGTTCGACCACACCTCGGCGCACCACATTGTC